CAGTCAACTTGACAGTAGATGATAACATCATTGAACTTAACTCAGGTATATCAACATCAAACAACGATGCAGGTATCATCATAGAGAGGGGTTCAACAGGTAACAACGCTTGTATACTTTGGGATGAATCAGCAGACAAATTTACAATGGGTACAACAACTGCCACAGCAGGTGATAAATCAGGTGGTATAACAGTAGCGGTGGGAACTTTGGTTTCCAATCTAGAGGGAACAGCAACAGCGGCCCAGTATTCTGACGTTGCTGAGCGTTTTGCATCTGACACAGCGTACACACCAGGTACAGTTGTGGCATTAGGTGGCGCTCAAGAGATCACGCAGGTAAATGAAGAAGCATCAGACGAGGTGTTTGGTGTTGTTTCTAGTTTACAACAAGCGGCTTTCAAAATGAACGGCGGAGCAGGTAACGACGACACTCACCCATACATCGCAATGACGGGTAGGGTTAATGTCAAAGTCATCGGCACAGTGAACAAAGGTGACAGACTTATATCTGCATCAGTTCCAGGTTACGCTAGAGCGGCCACTAAAGCAGAATGCACAGCATTCAATGTTATTGGTAGAGCTTTAACCGGTAAAACAGAAGCGGGACAGGGTTCAGTATTAGCGGCAGTAAGAGTAAGTCACTAGTAAATACTCATACTTTTTAGTAGAATTAAAGGGCGGCTTTAGGGTCGCCTTTTTTTTTAGACTATAAGATCGAGGATAGTTTGTAGTTTTCCTTTTATACTTTTATTATTCAAAGTATTTTTTAGACCCATGTGTAGATTCTTGGGCCAACATTCAAACGCAGTCCAACAGTATCCTGAATGTTCTGCATTTAATTTAGGAATAAATTCGCCATCTATGGCTATGAGATATGTGTGGAAGAAAAATTTCTGATCGTTTGATGTAAACATTTCTAGAGGAATTACTTTTTTAAACTTGGGCAGACTGCCCGTTTCTTCTTCTACTTCACGCTTTAATCCTTCAAAAGCACTCTCCGAGAATTTAGATTTGCCACCAACCAATCCCCACATTCCTTGTGTTTTTTTATCAGTTCTCTGCAGGAATAAGAAACGTCTGGTGCTTGTTGCGTAGAACAGGGCACCCGAACAAACTATATTTTCTTTCATGCTATATTATAACAATTATGGAGTAGTAGCGTCAAGGCTTGAAATGTACCCGGGATCTGCTCCACCGTCTAGCACTATGCTCCAATTACCTTGTGTGTAAACACCCTCGTATGATTTGACCCATTCTGTGCCATTGAACCTGTACTGAATACCTGTGTTTGAGTTGGTAACGTAGTGTTGTGTGCTGTCTGGATTTGAAGCATCAAAGGCTATGTTCCATTTACTTGTTGAGCTGTTGTATTCTATGATATCACCCACACTGGCTACAAGCGTACCCCAATTGGAACTTTGAAAACTTGCTGTTGAATCTCCCACATCGTTTATGACCAAATACCTGTCGCCGTTTGCAGGAGTGCCTGGATCAAATGTTGCTGGATTTATTATCTTCTTAACAGCGGTAAGTGTGTTGCTTGGTATTGTGTCATCGTCTATGGTATACAATAATATTGTGTCATCCAGTGATGTTGTTGCGATTGTGCCGATGATCTCGTTTCCATTTGGTTGTGTTAATCTTATCTGTGATGTACCATTTGTTACTTTTCCGTACTGATCTAACAACACCTTCCAGTTGACTGCTGGACCAAACGTTTCGAATGGATCAAAGTTGTTGGGTTCGTTTGCACCTGTTTGGAATCCATCACCGCCTGACTTCACATTTGTGCCTGTCGAACCAAGCAATCTCAACTGGTTTCCTGTGACTAACAAACCAAAATTGTTTGGTGTAATGTAACTTCTAGATGTGAGTTCCCCATCTATCAGACCTTTTGCTATTCCTCCGTCGTCGTCGTATATGCTCATGATGATTTTTTGTACAACACCTAATTTCTTAACTTTCACAGGCGGAGATAGCCATATTGGCATTGTAAAAGTCATGGATGCAACATCGATCTCAGAGTCTGCACCCACAGGTATCGTTCTACTACTGAATGTTGTACCTGTTAGTTCAACATAACTTAGACTGGTCCAATCGATATAGTTGTCAGTTTTCTGTATTTCAAAGTCAGGATTGAACAGGTATAATATCTGTTCCATTATCTGTAATTTTTGGTCTGTGTTTGATGAAAAAATATCTGCTGTGACTTCTAATCTGAAAGGCGAAGGCATAACTTTCTCAACTGTGTATCCTGCACCCAACTCGTTTGTATAGTTGCCGTCCGCATCTATGCCTCTTTCCCTCAGGTGTTGCTTTTCTATGTGATAAGGATTTTGCATTCTATCCCTGTCGTAATTTAATTCTCTTACATAACACGCAATTTTAGGCGCATAGTTCAATGCATTTTCACTGTTATTCCTTATGATGTTTGCTACCTGCCTTGTTGGATCTCCGTACACAACAGGAACTGCCCTTAAACTTATAGAATTATCTTTACCCCTTCCTGTCTCGACAGAAAAATTACTCAAGATCCTAATGAATTGAGTGAGAAATTTCCTAACCTGTCCTTCGTAAAAATGTAGCATTAATTGTCAGCCTTTGGTTTCAGAGCATCTGTCAACGACTGTCTTTGTGTAACTGTTAAACCATTTATAGTTGATTCTGTTGTGTTGTTTACAAAACTTGTTTTGTAGTTGCTTCTAGAATCATTATTCGTTGTAGTTATTCTCACACTGTCCTCTATTTTGACCCATCTGGTTCCATCATAACGGAACAATCTGTTTGGTAAGAAGTCTGTCCTCAAGAAGTAGTCTCCTTGATCCACACCCGATGTTGGGAAAGATATTCCAAAACCAGCGGGGTTTCCGTTAGGTGCAACACCGTCGCCATCCAGATAGAAACCATAGTGAGAACTGGCCGGCGTATCTATTGTTGCATTTACAGTGGCATCACTGCTGGCCCTTTGATCTTCTGTGTTTACATTTTCGGTACGTATGTTTCCTCTTTCATCTATCGGTGCCACATAATATTGTTTGTAATTAAATCCTGACTTAGGTGCGTCTGCTTCTGCTTGGGCAACAACCTGATCGTTGATAGTTTTTTCTCTGTTATATGTACTCATGTAACTGGCCACAGAACCTTCTGTTGTCGCGTCACCGATTACATCTCTGAATTCCTGAGAGTCAACTAGTGTTTTCATTTTCAATCTTAACAAGTGTGGCCACCAAGTCTGCGAGAATCCTTCTGCCGCTCTGTTTACATCTTCAACCACATAGTATCTTTTCAATGCTATAGGCACACTCTCATCTAACGAATAATCTTCTTTCATGTGCGGGAACTCTATCACATCACCACTCATTGGTTTTCTGCCAATCCTTTGCACGATATCGTTCAAGTGTACTGTGAGGAACAAAGTGTCGTTCTGTAAGAACATACCAAACTGTGACAGATTGAAGTCTGCATCTTGCACGTTGTATATTCCTCTAACAACATAGACATCATCTGAATATTTTCTATCTCTGTTTTCTAGAAATAATAAATCTTGTATTGTTCTCTCGTTCAAACTATCTCCAGAATACTGTGGTTGTGTGGGAGATGACGCTCCGTCCTTGTTTGTGTCTCCCTGGTCGTAGGGACCTAGGTATTTGTGTAGATGTAGATCTGTGCCACCGACCTGAAACATCTCGTTGATGTTGCGATCAAAGAACTTGTAGTCGTTGCCCTTTTCAGGCTTAAAAATGGATAATCTTGGCATATCATACATATTTATTGCCTAGGCAATGACTATAAATATGAGTATGTCAGAACTACAAACAGGACAACAGGAAATTTTCGATTACGTTAAGAACAGTCTCGGTGACGGGATGATTGATGTTGAATTGGACCCAAAACACTATCAAACGGCCCTGGAAAGAGCAGTAAACAAATTTAGACAGCGATCATCAAATGCCGTGGAAGAATCGTATGCGTTCTTAGAATTAAAGAAAAACCAAAACAGTTACATCCTGCCAGATGAGATAATCAACGTGAGAAACCTAAACAGAAGAACTGTTGGATCGCGGACTGAAGGCGGGGAAGGCGGAACATTGTTTGAACCATTCAACTTGGCATACACAAACACGTATTTGTTGAGAGCAGGTGCTACCGGTGGTTTGGCAACTTACTATGCTTTTGCATCATACCAAGAAATGATAGGCAAAATGTTTGGAAGTTTCATACAGTTCCATTTTGATGTGGCAACTAAAAAATTGACTATCACTCAAA